ATGGTAAGTTGGTGATCAAAGAATTCCCTACTGGTCGTGCCAATGTAAATAATATCCGTGCTTTACTTAACCAACTAAAGAATTACGAGAACTTTACCCCCGATGTTCTCATCGTAGACTATCTTGAGCTACTACGCCCGATTGCTGAGGGTATGCCGGAATACCAAGCACAGGAGCGTATCGCTCAGGAACTACGGGGTCTGGCAGTAGAGCACAATATCCTTGTGTGGACTGCTACTCAGACCAATAGAGCAGGTCGTCGTGCAGAGATTATCACCGATGCTGAAATGGCAGACAGCTACGGCAAGGTGCGTCCCTGTGACTTCGTGGTAAGCCTCAATCAAAATGAGGAGGAGTATGATGATGGTCGAATCAGGGTTTATGTGATCAAGTCTCGTAACGCCCGTAAGGGGTTTATTGTCCCGATGGATGTAGACTATAATACTCTAAGGATGACAGAGGGGGTTATGTTACAAAATGAACAAGAAAACGACTAAATCATTAGAATCTCAACTGGCTAAAGCTAAAATAAATAAAGTTCACGCAGGTTGGGCTGATTTCGAAATTAAATTTACTTCGGATATTCCTTGTGACCCCGGTGACTGTGCAGGATATACTAATTTAAGCACATACACCATTTATGTAGACCCTACATTATCTTATGAAGTTTCTCGGGAAACTCTGCTACATGAGATAATGCATGTTTTATGTGAAATCATTGGATACACCGATCCTGACATGGAAAAAGAGTTCAACCCTACAAATGAACAATTAACAAATAATATGACCCGTGGCCTATTATTGTTAGCTAAACTCAATCCAACCCTATTTAAAATTCTGCTAATCAATGAAAAGTGAATTACTACTAAATGTCGCAGATAAGCTGGATATGGATCTGTATATCCAGTTGTGTGATCATCTAACCAAGATCGACAAGCATCAGGTTGATCACGAGATGGAGCGTCAGGCTTCTATTTATTCACATTATGCTGGAGTAATGGTAATAGTAAAGCAACGAATGGACTCCATAGAAATGCAAATAGAACAAGAGTCTGCACGGGTTCGTCTTGCTGCCGTTGATCGTGCAGATAAAAAAATAACGGACAAGAACTTAGAAGCAATTGTATCGGCAGATCCCGACATTTTTGCCCTCAAGCAGGACTATAACAGTCTTACAACTCGATATTCCCTCTTGAAGTCGCTAGTGACTGCTCTCGACCACAAGAAGGATATGCTAATTCAACTGTCTAGTAACCAAAGAGCAGAAACCAAGCTATACGCTAAGTAACGGAGAAAACTAACATGGCAAAAGTAGATCTCGATGCGCTTCGCAAGAAGCATGAAGCCCTTCAGTCTGGCAAGGCTGCTGGTGGCGGTCAGGATTTCCTCAAGAACTTTGTTCAGCTAGAGGATGGTACAACGACTCTTCGTATCCTTCCGTCAAAAGAAGGTGATGATCGTTGGTTCTATGCGGAGACAAAAATTCACCGCATTGGCGAAGGGGAGAATGTGAAGAACTTCCATTGCCGCAAGGTACACAATGAGAAGTGTCCACTCTGTGATGCCTACTACAAGTTGTGGGATTACAGCAAGAAGACTGGCAAGGATGGCAAAGATCAGTACGCTACTCTTGCGCGGCAGATCAAGCCCCGCGAGCGTTATTACTTGAATGTGGCTGTTCGCCCTGCCAACGATGTCAAGATTCTGTCTATCGGTCAGATCGTGTTTAAGAAGATCCTCAATACCATGATGGATCCTGACTACGGCGATATCACTGATCTCAAGAGTGGCTACGACTTCAAGATTGTCAAGGAAATGGATGGAGGCTTCCCCAAGTACGACCAGTCCAGCCCTCGCCCGAAGTCCAGCCCGGCAGGCACTCCTCAGGAGATTGCCAAGTTCATGGATTCACTCCATGACATTCATAGCCTCGTAAAGCTGGAGGATTACGAAGATATGCGTAAGAGCGCAGAAATCCTCCTGACTGAAATTGGTATTACGACTCACACACCTAAGGTCATGACCACCCCTGATGATGGTGATGACGATGGTGATTATCTTTCTAAACTAAAGGGTTGATTATGATAAGAAATATTCTATTGGTTGTTATTGGCGCACTAATGATTGGTGCTTGTATTGCTCCTCCTGCTCAACAGGATGGTGGTGCTAGCAATCTAGTCATTACGGAGTCTACTAATGTTACCACTCAAGGTATGCAGGATGGACAAGCTATTCCTGTTCCCCTAGATGCTTTTGGTGGTGACATTGGGAATGGGATAAAGCAAGAATTTGCCAACCGTGGATCTACTCCTGTTATCACCACAGAGGAGCATCTAAAAGGTAATCCGGGAGCTATGATCGTCACTCTTGACGGCAACGCTACTAACGACATCCTTTCACCGAGTGTTCTTAGTATGCTAGCTAGCACAGCAGGATCAATTATTCCGGGAGCACAGCCTTGGGCAGGATTGGCACTCATGTTGATTCCTCTCTTGTCATCGAGATTCCGCAGACACGCAGGTAATGCCGTTAAGCGCGTTGTTCCGGGTGTTCCCGGTCCAAACGGCGATGGTGTGATGCCTGACTTCACAGATCTTCGGGAAGCTGTAATTGATGTGAGCAAGGCAGTCACACTGGCTCCTGTAGAAGCTCCGCAGGTTATAGTTCGGGAGCCACAAAAAACTCAAACACAATTAAACGGCTGAAGGTAGTAAGACTATAATGGGTGAGAGGCTAATAACCTCCCACCCTTTTTTTATATGCAAAAAGAATCATTAAACAATACAGAATATGATGCCACATATTGGTCATCGCAGCAATCTTTCCCGGGATTAGGTCGTAAACTACGCATCACTGTAGCTTTACCAAACCGTGGTGGTTGTGCTTACTATCGTGCCATAGCTCCATATCAAAAACTAGCAGAGCTTTACTCAAATGTAGTTGAGATAAGATTTACAGAAAATATCCTAGGTGTAAATGAGGAAGCAGCAAAAAGAGGTGCTTGGCAGTGGATTCCTGATTTTCAATGGGAGGATATGGATTGGGCAGATGTAATCATGGCTAACAACATATCTAATTTTGGAGGTCCATATACGGCTAGGATATGTGGAAAGGCCAAGGAACGGGGAAAAATATTTCATTACGATACTGATGACCTACTGACTCAATTATATAAAGGGCACAGACTAGAATCCGTTTACGAGAACGGATTAAGTGATTTAACTAAATTTATTTACAACAACAGTGACATAGTTACTGTCACACAAAGAAAGTTTCAAGAGAGAATTAAAGAGTTCATGGGGGCAGGTATTCTTGCTGTAGTTAAGAATGCTATTGATTATCAGTTACCTTGTTGGAATTCCCCTAGGACCTTTGTACCCAAAGATAGATTTGCCAGAGTAGGTTGGGCTGGTGGTATCCACCATGAGGAAGATGTCAAAGAATTTGCGGGTATACCAAATGCAGTCAATCAAAGAGTTGGCAAAGAAAGAGTTAGATGGGACTTCTATGGCAAACCACCGATTGATCCAGCAGTAGGCCCAGATTGGCAACAGGATGTTTGGAAAAATTACGAGCGCATCATTATGATGGGATTGAAAGGTGGAAAGAACTATACAATAAATAGTGCGCTTCCTACAGATAAGTACGGAGTAATGTACAGTCATATGGACATGGCAATAGCTCCCCTTCAAATGAATGAGTTCAATGATTCCAAGTCAGAAATAAAGGTTGCAGAAGCAGGTAGATATTCTGTCCCTTTGATTGCATCAAATGTTGGTTGTTATGATGAAACCATAATAAACGGCAAGACAGGATTTCTCATACCACATGATGCTCCAAAGAGCGAATGGGTGAGTGTTCTTACAAAAGTAATCAGGGACAAGGATTTACGCTTGGAGATGGGTAAGAATCTGAATAAGATTACTGAAGAATACTTTGATCTCAATAAAGTTGTTCACCATAGATTAACAATGTACAAGAAATTTTATGATTGGAAAAATAAAAATTCTGTCGGGGTGGTCTGATCCCGGAGGGTCCACAATTGCACACATAAATCTGTGCAATTTGTTCAATTCCAGTGGTCTAGATTGCACCTTTTATGGTCCACATACTTGGCATTTAGACAAGTGTAGATCAGGGGAATTGAAAGATCTTGTTATAAATTCTCAAGATACTATCATTTGTCATTTTTTGAAACTTGATAGAAATTTATTTAAGTGCAGGAAATACATTTTTAGTTGTCATGAAACTAATATATTTTCTTTTAAGGAACATGGGTTACCTTCATGCGATATGATACATTTTGTATCTGAAAGTCAAAAACAGTGGCAAAATGTACCAGTTCCAAGTGTTGTAATACCTAATGTATTACCTAAACTAAAGAAATCTCCTTTAGGAACTAAGAAGGCTGGAATAATTGGTAGTATTGATTCCCATAAGCAAACACATTTGTCCATACAAAGAGCTTGGGATGATGGGTATTCAACAGTTTACTTATTTGGAAAAATATCTGAACCTAGCTATTTTGAGAGAGTAATATTTCCGCTATTACAAACTGGCAGAGCTTCTTATAAAGGTCACATAGACAACAAACAAGAAATGTACGATATGGTGGATGTTGTTTATCATTCATCAAAAAGAGAAACTTTTAATTTTGTAAAAGCAGAGTGTATTCAAACTGGAGTTGCTTACAAGGGATTAAATTCTGCTGAGAGCAATGCAACTTATTGGACAGATGACAGGATTTTTCAAGCATGGAAAACAATACTATACTAGAATTTCATATTGTTACGCCTTATAAAGGGCCATTGGATTGGTTGGATGAATGCAAGAAATCTGTTCAAGATCAAAATATTGACAGACCCTTTCATGTACATCATCATGTGGTTATAGATAATGATAAAAAAGGTGCATGCCGAAATCATTTTGAAACTTTAAGGAAGATACTACCTTTGAAAGTTTCTTTAAAAAACTGCATCATCGTTCATTTGGATGGAGACGATAAGTTAATTGACTCTAACACATTCAATCATCTTTTTGATATTTATCAAAATGATGATGTTTGGGCAACATATGGAAATTATGTGTCCAGACAAGGATCTGTTTGCCGCGAATTAAATGGGTTACCATTTCGTGAATCATTTAAACGCTTTGGGTGGCATTGGTCCCATCTAAGAACTTTCCGTCATCATCTTAGTCAATACCTTAACGAGGATGATATGAAAGATTTTTCTGGGAATTGGTTTAGTTCTGCACCTGATGTGGCTATATTTCTACCAGTTTTAGAAATGTGCGGTGTGGATCGGGTTAAATTTGTGGACAAAGATTTTGTTTACTATCGAATACACAATAATAATGAACATTCATCCAGAGAACGATTGAATGATCAAATTAGATGCGCTGTAGAGATAGCTCAAAAAAGACCTTATTTTAAGTTAAGCAAATGA